TGGTACCTGTAGATAGCCCAGTATTCGTCCCCGGTGATTCCATAGACCTGCATCCATCTTTGCTCTTGGGTGCTGGATCGTCGGCTCGCACGTTTTGCACGGTGGTGTGTTGCGCAACGTGGGCCTGGGTGAGGTGCCTTCCGGGCTGTGGTGATCCCCTCATCGACACAGTCAATGCAACTTTTACGTTTATGCCGGCGATCCTGGCTTCTATGTGTTGGAACACGTTTCACCACCGACTGTCCACAGCCGCGATCAGACAGACAGAAGCAATCCAAATGAACAAGTTGATGGCAAGCAGCAGGTCAAGATTCATCAAGCATTTCCTTTGTCAGTGATCTGCATGGTGTCCCCGGTGAAGTCCAGTGCGACGAAGTCACGCCCGGACGGGTCCGCTTTGCCGCCACGGTTTTTCACCGTCGACACACAAAGCAGGTCCGGGCCGAAACCGGCGGCGACCTTATGCAACGTCAGCACCATCTCGGGGACCCGTGCGATCTGCCCTTTCACACCGGACAGTGGGATCGGTTCGTCGGCGTCGTTGTACTTGCCTGTGACGTGATGCAAACCGACCACGCAAGCCCCGGTCGATCTCGCCATGTCGTGCAGGTAATCCATCAGAGCTTCCAAACCGGAGAACGGGTCGTCGTCGTTCTCCCCGCCTGTCCGAACATTCGTGATGTTGTCGACAACGACGAGCATCGGGAAATCCCCGTACACCTCCTCGTAGGAGGCCATCGACGATTCGATCTGCTCCAGGTTCGGGGATGCGGCGTAGTTGAATCGGATGGGGATACCGGCGAACTCTTGGGTTGCTTCCCCGAGGTCACCAGCCCTCACCATGCGGGTCGACTTGTCCATCCCCCAACCCGTCAGCACCGACAAAGATCGGGACAACTGGGTGAAAGAGTCCGAGTCCGCACTGAAATACAAAGTCGGGACTTTAGCCCGCAAAGCGTAATTCAGGACGAGCGCAGACTTACCTACCCCAGGCCCAGCGCAGATCAGGCATAGCTGGCCGCGCAGGAAGGCTGTCCCTCTCTGCTGCAACGATTCCCACACAACGGGAAGCGGGTCACCTGCGGACCCTTTGATGTACAGCGATTGAAGCGGTGTGTACATCTACGCCCCTTTCTCGTTTCCTGTCAAGCCGAGTACGGGCAAAAAAAAGCCACGTCGCAGAAACGGCATTTCGCTGTGTCTGGCAGCGGGTCGAAACGGCCCGCTTGGATGTTCGCCTCTAGCACCCGGAACGCCTCGGAAACTCTGTCCCGTGTCCAGGCGGCGATGTCGTAAGGGCGGGTCGGTTTACCTGACTTACCCATCCAGTAGTCCCCCACGCTTGGCGGTTCGATGCCGTAGCTTTCCGCCAACGCCACCCCGTACACACCTAGCTGGAAATCGTCGCCGGGGCTGTTCCCGGTCTTGTTGTCCCGGACGATCAAACCTGCGGGGGAATCGATGACAGCGTCGATGAAACCTCGCACTAGAACACCGTCGAGGTCGATGTCGAAACCTAGCTCGATGCCCGGTGTGCCGTCTGCGGCAACCCAGATGACTTCCTCCGGGTGGGTGTCGTACCAGCGGATGTACTTTTCGACCTGTTCGAGGCCGATGAGGTACCGCCGTTCGATGTCCACTTGCCCGCCGTACCTACCGGAACTGAACCAAACCTGAAAGTTCGGGGTGATTTCGCAGGCCGCGTTGATGTGCTGTTCGTATGAGGTTTTGAAAACCTCTTGGGTGTCGGGGACGGTCATCGTTCGACCAGACCGCTCGAACGCTTCGGCTGCTTCGTGAACAGCGGAACCTTGCGCCAGCCACGCTGCGGGCCTCTGCCACACCTTGTCGATGCGGGAAAGCTTGTAGGCGTACGGGCAACGCTCGTACAGCTTCAGTTGGGACACCGAACGATGCTCAGACATCAACCCTCCTATAGATAAGCTCTTCGGCTTTCCCGAACATCATCGCCGGGTCTACGCACACACTTGATGAGACAAGTTGGTAGCCGTCTAGCTGCTCTATGACCGACTGGTACATCGGGCTGGTGTCCTTCACCAGCACACTGCGGTAGACAGTCAAGCCTTCCTCCGTTTTCAGCGCGACAAGATAAGCCGGCCTAAACGTGATGACCTCGTCATCGGCTTTCTGTGTGGGTGCTGCCACCTACGTCGTCCTCTCCCTGTGGGGGTGTAACCCAAACAGACAGGACCGACAATTTTCCAGTCCTATGGTTCCTGCGGGGGAAACACCCAGATCATCTGGCCCTCTTCGGTGAGGGTTGTGTGCTTGTTGACTCTGATCAGCAAGTCCCCGTCGGACTTGCGTCTGGGCCGCAACGCGAACCCTCCGTTAATGGCGAAACCTGGTTGGGGTGGCAGCGCCGGGTCGTACTCGATAACCACGTCCCGTTCGCGGAGATCCCGATAAAATTTGCGAAGCCTCTGCAATTTTTCGTACGACATTCCGGCGCCACCGGTAGCCATGTATTCGCCGTGATCCCGAAGCCTTCTGTATACCGAAGTTTCCCCGTGTTTCTTCGACACATCAGTCCAGGGGAAATTCTGAAGAACAATTTCGCGGGGCGTTAACGCCCCGTTGTAGGTGTACTTCCACCAGGTAATAGCTTGCCGTGACACCCCGAACAGGCGGGCAATATCGGCCTGGCTATGCCCTTTGCTCTTCAAATCTTCGATAACCGCTAATGAAAGCTCAGGTTTTGACCCGTCTGACGTGGTCAACTTTTTCACCATGCCTTAAACAATACGCTTGATCACTGTCAAGCGGCAAAGGCATATCGTGGGTACCTTTGCCAAAGAAAAAACCTTGATCTTCGGAATGTTCCGAAGGCCCCAGGTAGATGATCGGTTCGCCCTCCAAAGCCCAGCAGGCTTGGTGCCAAACTGTGGCATCGAAACCTACAGCCTCTTCATAGGTTTCCTCGATCCAATCCTCGCCATCCCAAACCTCGGAGTAGATCCGCCCGTACCCGTCGTAGAAACCTTCCTGGACGGCGCCATCCGGTTGGATGGCGACCACTTCGTTCATCCACATGTTGATGTGGTTGGTTGCGTGCATGCTGAGCAGCGGATGCCCGCACCCGTTGCAGTCTTGGCTGAAGAATCCCATGCCTTAGTCCTTTCCCTGACTCTCTTCATATACGTCTATCTTTTTTGTGTTGTGATCGACCTCACACAGGCTGTTTCCCGTCAAGTTTCAAGCCTCCGGTGTGATCACCCCACCCAGCCCGGAACGCCCGCCAGCGTTGCGCTGAGAGCCCCGTAGGGCACGAATTTCGTGGGCCTTGAACCACACCAAACCAAACCTTGGCAATCGGACCCCGTACTCCGTGTCCGCTGAACGCCGGCACCGGTTGATCTCCTCAACCGGCCCCTTCAAACCTCTAAACCAAAACCAAGTACCACGGGCGGGAAACGAAACCTCGTCACGTTCAACACACACCCTCTGGCCTTCATCAAACCTCACGGGAGAACCTCCCATACCTGATGCCGGTTGATACCCCAAGTCAAGTCAGCCCCATGCCACGGCCCATTGGAAATCAGCAGATCGTTACCGACAAACGAAACCTCACCGGCAGCATCCCGTAACTCTGATTCGTCGTAGTGCGCTTCTCCCGCATAGATCAGCATGTCCATCAGCCAGTCATTAAGCCCGTCTACCGCCGCTTCAAGCCTCGAATACACGTGCGTTGCACTCACGTAGTCGCCGTTGCCAGCGTCTACCTCAACATCCAGAACGTAAACAAACATCACCAAACCTCCACTTCGTGCTCGAACTCCGCCGCATGCTCTGAAGCCTCACCACAAACCACCAACCGGTGATTGCCGGCGAAATCCCAATCGCACTCAAAGCAGCTTGCGTGCCAATCAAACTCAAACCTCGGAACGTCAACGACACCGTTCTCCAGCGCCGACCACCTCAACACCATGCCTCTAGTCCTTTCTCTGCTCATCGATCGATTTCCGGTCCTCAGCGCCACGCTGGCCGTGGCCCGGACGTTTACGGCGGCGGAACCTGTTCTCATGCCTCTCCGTCGCTGAACTTCCCCGCAAACCAAGACGAAACCTCAAACGGTCCGGGTCTGCTGGCGTGTCGTTTCCCGTCAAGGCAGCACCGCCTCATAGCCATCGATGCCAATCGAACCTGTTACGAAACGGCGCATAGCGGCCACCGCAACTTCGACATCGGTTCGGGGTAGCACAAACTTGCTATGCCCGTATTCCCACGACTGACCGTTGGGCGGAAGGTAAAACAGACTCAACTCACGAATTGCCGGCGCCCACAGGATTTCGTACCGCCAAACCTCTCCCGCGTTGTCCAGGTGATCGAACTCCCAGTACTTCCGGGCCTGCGAAACCTTCACTGCGAAACCTCCGCCGTGTCGACACCGAAACGGGCTAGCTGCTGGCGGAAAGCTTCACGCCCACGGTCGACCGTGACGGCGTAAGCCTCGGCGTTATCGGCGCGGCTGTAATGTGCGCTAGCCGCATGAGACCAACCGTAAGCGTGGTCAACCGTAACCGTGTAGCGCCAGCAATTAGCGACGTACCCGTGACCGGCATACCAGTGTGGTTCAATCCTCAGCGCGAACTTACCGACACGCTCTAACTCCGTGAACTCATCTTTCATTTCAAACCTTCCCTTAGTTGTTTCCTGTCAAGGCCAGAGCCTTGAAATTGCCAGCACTCGCCCCATGGGCAATGATCGTGATATCCGACCGGCGACCGTTACCGGTACCGCCGCACTGCAAACACGACGCGCAAACAGTCTTATGTCCAGACTCGGCGGACGCCGGACACGACACCTCACCCGGCAAACGGGACTCAAGCCTTGTGCGGACACGGAACGTGCGGTACCCCCTCAACCGGGCCTGCCGACGATCCTCAACACTATCGGCAGACGCCATACAAAACTCTGCGAAACCTGGATCGGCGTCACGCCACTGGTGCGTGTATCCGGTCACCCCGGACGCCACCGATGCGATAGACCGCCAAACCTCAAGCGGTACCGCCGCCGGATCACCGTAAGCGCCAAACCGAACCTTCAAACCTTCAAGCCTAGAAACATCAAACGGATCGGACCCGTTGCGCTTATGAGCCCGGTACAACGACAAAGGACCCTGCGCAACAAACACGTAGCACGCGTTAGAGCCACCAGCCGCTTTACTCTTATGCGGACAAACACCGCATATCGCGGTATCCAAACCTTCCGCCTTAACCGTGTGCGGTTCCATACCGTCGACCAAAACCCAAACCTGGACCATATCGCCGGTCTTACGGTTATCCGACAGTCGTTTCCCGGCCCGGTTAGGGACACCGGTCGCCAACACGACGACCGGTGTCTTACCGTCCAACTGCGAAACACCTTCCCAAACCACCATGCGAGTACCCATAGCTTTTAACTCCAGTTATCCGGGTCGTTGAAATATGCGTCCGTGCACGCGTCCCTATAGTGATAAACACCGCACCCGTCGCAAAATTGCGTGTCGTTACTATCCCAAACCTTCATAACCTTCACTTACGTTCCTGGATAGCGGCGCCGATGGTGTCCAGGAGTCCCGAAACCTCGGCGACCGACAGAATTACCGCCGCGTGCCTTTTCTTACCGTCGTGACCGACGACCGTGAAGCGCAGAGCACCATCGGT